TACTTTCTCCAATGGGCATAACCGATAGCCCAAGCGACCTGTATTTTGCGGCGATTTCGTTCATTTATTCAGTTGTGCTTCTGTGGTGTACTTACGGTATTCTACGAGTTTCTGATTGGGGGGGTAATGATAGTTCATTTTTCCCATACGCTGAAACCTCCACACCCAATCAAGTTCTTTTTCGTCAAGATGCGACCAATCCTCCTTGTTACCCGCGGTCCATAGCGCCTTGTAAATCTTTTGGGCCTTTTCCTCCCAATCATCCGGCGTTGTATCAATCTTGACCTTCTCCTTTGGTTTTAGGTTCTCAGGCTCAAACCACACCCCCTTCATTTTTTGTTTCCAATTTTTTACCTGCTTGCCATTGCTATCTACCCAATCCGCTATGTCGTAGTACTCCCATGCTTTTACTGCAATATCCACCCTGTATCCGTTCTCTTCAAAAAAAGCCTTAACCTCTTCAACCGTTGGGCTCTTTACTTTTGGCTTTTCCGGTTTTTCCGGCTTCGGTGGTATATATATAGTTGTTTCTTTATTATCTTCTTTATTTATAGTTGCGGGTTCACCGTTATCGGAAAATCCGGCAACGGTTGGTTCTGTTGGTTTTCCGAGTTGAGGCGAAAAATACACGATGTTGTCATAACCCGTAAACTTACCCGAAGCGTCTATTTTCTGAACCGAAAGAATGTACCCAAGTTTAACAAGTTCGTCCCACGCGTTTGAAATAGCGTCCTTGCCCTCCGGTAAATAGTGATGAAGTTTCGACTTGTTTATTACCCAAGAGTCAGGAAGAGAAAGCAGAAACGAAAGCAGCCCCTTTGCTCTTAAGCTTATGGTTTTGTCTTGTAAAAAGTCGTTTGGAATTTGAGCGTATGGAACTTGCGACCTACACTTTACGATATGACCTGAATTTCTCATCTTGCCTTAAAAAAGAACCCCGACTATCACCTGTGATAAGGGCACGAGGTGAAGTCGGGGCGTTAGTATGTCTTTTTTTAGCTGCTCTTGTCCCTTATCCAAGAGGTGTATTGCTACACACCGCTAATATAAACCACAGTAAGAATTTGTCAAGGTAGTTTTCTCAACTATCCTTAAAATGGGAGAGGCGATTCTTCCATAGGTTGACTGTTTGATTTCGGCGCACTACCCTGAATAGAAACCTCAAATCCACGAACGCTGAGGAAGTAAGAAGTCTTACCGTCTTTTTCCCACTTGCGACCACCGAGGTAGCCTTCGATTTCTACGTTGTCGCCGTTGCGGATGCCGTCTGCTTTGTCGAAGTTATCGCCCCCGAACTCAACGGGGTAATACTCTTTGTACTTGTCACCGGATTCAAGGACGATTGTTTTGGACTTCCACTCAGAACCCTTCTTGGAAGTTCCTTTTTTGATGTCGACACTTACAACAGTGCCTTTGAGTTGTACTTTCATTTTCTCGTAATTGTTCGCCAAAGATACGACTGAATTTTGGATTTTGTTGCTTTTAACAAAGGGTTAACTATATTTGCTGTATGAACAAGATTATGTACGACCTTGTAAGGTTCAACAAGCATGGTGAGCAGGTAATCGAGCCGTGCCTATCGTGGGAAGACTGCGAGAGAAAGAGATTGGAAGCGATAGAGAAAGGAAAGAAAGGCGAATTTTTTAGCATACAGCCCCGTGTTACGACCGTGTAAGTTTCTGCCACCGGACTATCAGTGGGACGGCGAGATCATAGATGTCTTAGTCCACGGCTCGGACGGCTATTTCCACGGGTTATTCCTATCCTTCGAGGAGGAGATAGGCGCTATAATACACAGGGCTTATGTGGAGGACAAGCATGGTAACACGTTTATGGTCAACCCCTTGTTCGTGCGCTTTGTTAACAACTTTAACGACGAATTGTTGTACCGAATGCAGCAAAAAGGTATTACATTAGCGGACGCGAAAGAAATTTTAACACTTTAACACTCAAAACAATGGGTCTAGGAAAGATGGGTAATTGGTTTTCCGTCGGCAAAGAAGTCACGGATATTAAGGCAAGTTTCAACGCGCTTGAACTCAATTTCAAAGAGACACTAAAAAGTTGGCGCGACGAGTTCGGTAAGATCACGGCTCAGATTGCGGCCCTTCAAGCGAGGACAACAAACCTCGAAGACCGTCAGATTGAAACCATAAGACGCATTAAAGAACTTGAGGACTATACAAACGGACTTGAGCAGAAGATTATCGGTCTTCAATCCCGACTTGACAGCCTAAATTCCAAGCAGAATATCAAGTCAAAAGCCACGGGCAAGAAGCCGATTAAGAAAAACCCGCGCAACAAGCCTAACCGTAAGTAATGGACTTCTCGAAAGCCAAATACCGTGTAGACCAACTCGACGACCAAACAAGCGTTGTGACGAGGTATGCCGACCTTTGGCGACACTCGGGAGTCTTTGCCAACAACGAAGGATTGCCGCATGGGATTAACTACGAGTTGCCTATGCGGTATTTGTGCCTTATGTACGGGCCGGGTTCGCCGGGCATTGAGGTCTATCCCGACCTTTCCAAGCGTAAGGATTGGGCTTTGAGATTTTTGAACATTAACCCTAACCACAACAACGAGTATCCTGAGTACGTCAACGATATTGCCTTGTTTAAGAACGCGGCGTTTCGTCGAATGGCTATCCTATTCCTCCGGCTTCAAAACTCAGAGGATTGGTCACTTGCGCGTACTCAGGAACTTCGTTACTACAACTTACTCCAAAAGAGTTTAGAGGACGTATCGGACATTAAGGAAGCCAAGACCTTGCAAGAGGCCATTACGATGTGTAGGGAGGAACTTGTTTCAGCCCGTGACCGCATTTTGATGGGTGAGAAGTCCCGTGAGTTAGAGGGCGATTTGATGCAGTTTTTGGCCGACGAGAATTTGGGCATTATGCCGGAGGAGTACATGGTCGAATGGGCCAACAATGGAAACGTGTTTGATAAAGTATTACCGTAATGGATTGCACCCAAAACCCACATCACAACCTAAACGCCGACAATAAAATGCACTTCAACGTACAATTTGGCTTTGATTGGTCTAAGGAAAAGACTAACGGCGAAATACACTACTACCGAAACGGTGTTTTCTTTGGGATAGAACCCGTCATATTCAGAAAATAAACTAACCCGTGAGTGATTACGTTCAGGAAGATAGTCAGTTCTTAGTCAACCAATATGACGACATTTTGCGACCGCAGCGAATACTATTGCCGTCGCTTACTGACTTCTACTCCGAACAATTAGGCCACCCCGTGTCATGGGATGAAGCCATTAAGTACGTTGACGGGTATGGGTTAAAGCCCGAAGAACAGGTATTCCGGTATCAGACAATGCCGGACAAGATTGCCAATATCATTCCGGTTATCAAGAGAAAGTACGGGGTGTCTAAGGGTAAAACGGTATCGGTCGAAACCGTGTATCAAGAACTCCGCGACAACAAGAAGTACTACGCCGACGAGATAGAATGGATTAAGCGGGAGATTAAAAGGAGGTATGTAGGCTATTGGACGTTTATCAACGGCAAGCCAACGTACATTGACCCGTGGCATTACTTCTACCTCAACTATTGGTCGATTACCAATAATAGAAAGGGTTCAAACGGACGGCCCGATTACCGCGACAACGACCGCAGACGATTTCATTTTGTCCGGTATTGTTATACTACGCATGAAGCATGGTATCAGTACGCGGTATATTACCGTGAACAAGGGTCGCCAAAGATTCGATACTTTTCCAAGCTATACGGCGAGGACGGGGTAAATGATTTCTGCAAGAAGTTATCGGACGCCGGAATAGACTTCACGGTTCGCGGCGAGGACTCTAAGGAAGGATTCTATGTGGAAATGCCCACACGGACGGTTGCGGGGATGATTAACCCCAAGCGTAGACGTAAAGGTTCGACGTCAATGGACTGCGCGATTGGGTATTGTATTGTCACCGAGGCCCGTCAGAGAAACGGGGGTATTCAGAGTTTGAACGACGAGAAAGCAACAACGGTTTACCTTGACCAAGTGATTAAGCCGTGGCAAAAGTTACCGTTCTTTTTCAAACCCGCACACGACGGTTCGAGTAATCCAAAAGAGCGATTGAACTTTCAGTTTCCGGCAGATAGGACAAACTTAGGTGTAACGGACAGGCAAGTTTTAGCCCACGAAGGATGGATAGAACCCCGTGCAAGTGGCGAAAGGGCGTTCGACGGAACTATGCTACACTTCTGTATGAGGGATGAGGGCGGTAAGATTGAAAACTCGGTCTACGACCTCAACGAATGGTGGAGTATTCACCGTAAATGTATCTCACAGGGTTTCCGCTACCACGGCCTATCGCTTATATCCTCGACGTTTGGTGAAATGGATAGCGGCGGTGGTCGTCAGTTTCAGTCTTTGATTAAGGACTCATACTTTGAGGACAGGGATAGAAACGGGCAGACGCGCTCAGGTCTTTTGGTGTATATGGAACCGGCCTTTGACGGACTTGACGGGTTCTTTGATAAGTTCGGTATGCCGATTATTGACGACCCGAAAAAACCCGTGGAAACAACCGACGGGACATTTACAAGCGTAGGCGCAAAGACGGCTTTAGAAAACAAGAGAAGTGCTTTGAGCGCTGCGGGTGACGAGGAAAGGTTGATAAGCGAAATGCGCGACTTTCCAAACACCTTGCGCGAGGGTATGACAACGGGCCGCTCAACGTCGGGCTTTAACGTGGCTATCCTTCGTAATCGTATTTCTTATCTCAGATTTACACGCCGATCATCGCTGACCCGAACCGTGAGTCTTGAATGGAAGGCAGACTTTGGCGGTGACGTGAGAGTTGTGGACGACCCAACGGGAATGTTCCATGTGTCGTTTATCCCTGAGCCGGAACTTAGAAATAAGAAGGTCTACGACCCCACGATTGACGGATGGATGCCTGACCCTTCGGTGTGTGGAAAGTTCATCTTAGGTATTGACCCCTATGGCTTTAGGGAAGAAGATATTGTGTCCGACGGCTCAAAAGGCGCGGGTGCAATGTTCTATCGCCGTGATTATCTGATTGACGACGAAGATAAACCTATCGAACAATGGTCGTCCAATAAGTTTGTTTTGGACTATGTAAACCGTCCACCTGAACCTGAGCAGTTTGCAGAGGAGATGCTAAAGGCTTGTATCTTGTACGGTGCTTTTGCGTTTCCCGAAATGAACTGGCCGCTTATTGCCGACAAGTTCAGAGATTGGGGTTATCATGGCTACCTTTTGCACCTTATAGACCACTTCGGCGCGCCACTTTCAATGCCCGGCATAAAGACTCGATATTTTGAGCCGTGTCCAAGAGTACATTCAGCGTTACGGACAATACGAAAACCACCTTAACATTTTGGAGGATTGGTATGCGCTTAACGGGCCGGACGATATGACCAACCGAGATTTAACTGCTGCGAGTGGTGTTGCTTTGGTAGGCGCTTATTCCAAGTACCCTCAAAGTTTCGACGACCAAAGACCGAAGGATTACGACAGTCCGTTTGGGACGTTTGAGTATTGACTTTTGATTTGCTCAATCATGCTTTCGCATTTAAGAGCCTTTTCAATATCATCAGTGATTGACTCAGTTCCTTTAAGCCCTGCCCTCATTCTGTACTTAAACGCTGAAACCTCAAAGAACGCTACGGTTTTCTCCACGCCATAAACGTCAATCATCATTTGCCACACTTCTTTCGAGTGCTTTTTGTAGTGGTCGGGGTTAGTCTTGTTACTCATGCCCCAAATATACGTTTCTCTAAACATTCTTTGAAACAAAAAATGCTTAATGAAGTGTTAAACTATCTTTGTTAGCAATGATACGCTACGCCAACGTATTGGGGTTACGATAATTCCAACGTCTTCACTATGTATCGTTCATACCTTGAAGGCCGTCAGGACAACGGTGTTTACAAGGATTGGTTCACGGGCGCGACGAAGGATATGCCCGAACTTGCGAGAAAGAACTTTGCAAGAAAAGGATACGCCAACGTGGACTTTCGTATCGTGTCCTACGCCCCAAAGGTTCGGGCCATCATTCAGTCCATACTATCATCCTCGGACTACAAAGTAGAAGCCAATAGCCTTAACCCTCAAAG